CTTAAATGAAACACTACAAAACTTTTTAAAAGAACTTAAACGTGTTTACCGTCAAAGACCATAAGTAGTGCTACAATAGATACATGAATGATTTTCTTGTATCGTTCTTGACAACAATTGCTATTGCTGCTATACTTTATATAAGAAAGCCTAAGCAGTACAATAATAAAATTAAATACAGACAAACTTATATACATCGTATTATAGGGCCATTTCTTCCAGAAGTGGTTTCTATAGATGTAAAAAATACTCAGGTTACAAAACGTCTAAAAGAAAGTATGATAGATGTTTTGATTACTGAGCATTATGCATATTGGATTCATAAAAATGTATTCTATAGGGCAAAGGTAGAAGATGGCTATGTAGACAGATCGACATCACACCCTATAAGTACAGATGGTATGTCCGAAGCAGAGTTAAAAGAAATGTTAAAAATATTGGACAAGTTAACTGATAGGAGTAAAAATGAAGGTCGTGGTGCAGGGGACAAATGAGTTCAATGACTACCAGATATTTCTTCGTGCTATGGGAATTGCTCTTTCATCTATCAAACAAGATGATCAAGAGTACATAGTTTATTCAGTTGGTCCACAACAAGTTCACTCTTTTGTTTCTGAATTTTGCAATGTTTCTGAAAAGGGACTAAAAGCAAGAAAAATTAGGGTAAAGTTTTATAAAGCAAATCCGCAATGGATTGAAGAAAATATAAACGACATGAGTTATTTTGCGTATTTTAGTAAGCCTAATCAATATATATCGAAGTTGGCTTCATTTGCACAATCTAACAATGTTGAACTAAACGTATTCTCATATTAGGAAAATCATGAATATTACAACACTAGATCAAATGGAAAAAATTGTTTCTGCTAATTCAAACTTAAGATGGGATGGATGGAATGTAATTCATCTATCAAAGTCTAAAACAGCAATATACAAAACAAATGGTGCATTTGTTAATGGCAATTGGTATGTTAAAACAATCTATGCTCCAGATCAAAATGGATGGAAGATAAGCCAAAAACACTTGGAGTCATAATGAATAAGCATTTATGGAAAGAAGATGCTGCTTGTTTAGATTATGACACTAATCTATTCTTTGACAAGTATGAAGATAATCCAAACATAAGGCATGGAATAGACAATGTTTGTTTGGCTTGCCCAGTAGCACGAACGTGCTTTGCTGTTGCAATTTCTGAAAAAGAATATGGTCTGTGGGGCGGGGTATACCTTGAAAAGGGTGCTGTGTCTAGAGAGTTCAACAATCATAAGACTAAGGCTAGATGGGCTGAGATCTGGGAAAACCTAACTATTGAAGGATAATTATGTGCATTACATTTTTAGAAAATGAATTAATTCCAGAAATCTATTTTAAAAATAATTATCTTATTAAAATAGATAAAGTAGAACCAAATAGTAAAACATCATATGCTTTTTTTAATATTGATAATGAAGCATTTGTTCAATATGATAATGCCATACTAGATAAAACATTAGACTTGAGAGACGATAATTCAATAAAATTACTCATTTTACTTACAAGCGGTCCATATCATTTATTGGTTGATTTTTTAAATAAAATTATAATAGCAAAAGAAAAATATAAAAATATAAAACTATATATAAATACTTCTATGTATGAAAATGATGAAAATAAAACAGATTTTGATACTAATTTTTATTCATTTTTATTTGATTTTTTAAAAAGATATAATATTGAATATGTTTTATTAAACGATTGGTCGCAAACAGATTATGTTGTTGTAAATAATTTTATTATTTTTGATAAAAATTTTATATCATCTGCACAATTAGATCATAAACTTTTTATTAAATATTTTAAACCATACATTAAAAATATGGACATCGTGCCAACAAAAAAAATCTATTTAAATAGAAAAAAATATCAAAATAGAAATGTTTATAATACAAGTTTAAGTATTAATCAAGATGATAGAATTAAAAATGAAGAAATTTTAGAAAATTATTTATTAGATAATGGCTTTGAAAGTATTTCTTTAGAAAATTATTTTAACAGTTTCGAAGAACATTTAAACTATTTTTATTCAACAAAAACTTTGATAGCAGTCACTAGTGCTGGATTAACAAACTGTATATATATGCAAGAAAATACAAAACTACTTGAGTTGGTTACTCCACAAATAATAGAAGTTGTTAAAAACGACAATAATTATTTAGCAATATCTTTACATAGTTTTTGGCAAGCAGTTACATCAACAAAAAACATTGATCATATTTCTATTGGAAATCATTCTAGAGATGCTGAATATATTGTGAATAAAATTAAAAATAACAAATATTTAGAAGAATTAATTATAGGATAAAAAATGATTAAAATATCACATAGAGGAAATACCGATGGTCCAGGCCCACTAGAGAATAGTCCTGGGCTTATCTATAATGCGATACAAAAGGGATTTAATGTAGAGGTTGATATTAGATTGATAAACTCTACCTGGTATTTAGGTCATGATTTTTCACAATATCCAGTGGGAGATAGATTTATAGATAATATTAAAGATGTGTCTTGGTTTCATTGTAAAAATATCAATGCTTTAAATGCATTAGATAGAAATAAACATATGTTCTTTTGGCATCAAGAAGATGATTTTACACTAACAAGTAACGGATATATATGGACATATCCAGGGAAAAATGTTACACCAAAGTCTATTATTGTGGATTTAAATTTAGATTATAAACATAATAATGTTTATGGAATTTGCACAGACTACCCTTCTCTGATACAATAGAATACTAAGAGATAGGTTTAATTATGTGGTGGTCGTGGGTATTGGCCGTAATCGGAGTAGCAGGTATCTACTTTGTAGGTCGTAAAACAATTTGGGGCTGGTTAATACTGTGCGCCAATGAAGTCTTATGGATTGCATATGCACTGATAACAAAGCAGTACGGATTTATTTTTTCCGCCATCGCTTATGCTGCAGTTTATATAAAGTCATTCTTTCACTGGAAAAGAGAAGAATAATGTATACAGATTCTATGCAACGTGCATTTCGATCAATAACACCACCAAACAACTTTAAGGTAGATATAATTGATAATGAACATTTTTTGAGTATTCGTGCAAATGAGTTTGAGTTTATGAGGTTAGATGAATTTGAAAAAAGAAGAGCGGTAGAGTATTTAGTTAAAGTAAAAAAAGCATTAGAAGAGAATGGTGCAATTGTCATGATAGTAAGAGAAGCAGTAAAATGAAAAAGTGGATAGGCTTGTCTATATTGGGAATCTTTATTTCTTTTATTAGTATTATTCTTGTTGCTGCTTCTAAGTTGACAAAACTTATACAGTCTGATATATTTGATATAGAAGAAACAGACGAGGAGTTGTTTTAATGCAAACATTTCTACCTTCATTACATCCATATCTTTCTGCCATATCGTTAGACAACAAAAGACTTAATAAACAGATCCTAGAAGGTTATCAAATTCTTAATGTTCTTTCTGGTAAGTCTAAAGGCAATGGCTGGAAAAATCATCCTGCTGTTTTGATGTGGCGCAAATATGAAAAAGGTCTATGGAATTATTTACAAGAGATGATACAAGAGGCAAAAGTTCGTGGTATCAAAACAGAAAATAATGAGGCTAATCTTAATGCATTAAAAGATCAATGTTGGAATGAATGGGGAGAAACTCCCCCACAGTTTTGGAATGACGATACAAAAGTTATGCGTATTATAACTACTCATAGAGCAAACCTTTTTAACAAAGATCCTATGTTTTATAGCAACTATCAGTACGCAACACAAAGTCCATATAACTCTCCATGTTGTTCTACATGCAGTTATTACTGGCCAACACACGAGGAGAGAAATGCACTGGTATAACTGGGTAATCATTGGATTATCAGCATTTAATATTTATGTTATTTATAGGGCGTATACAATACAAGGAGTCCTTAGTCAAAGTTTATTAGATAATCAAATTGCTGTTGCAATGATGTCTGCAATGAAAGAAGAATTAGAAAATCTATCTACGATGCAAGACGAAACTAATGAAGGTTTTATTAAGTTTCTTTCTGACTCTAGGGAATGGGCATTTAACTATATTGAAGATACTATAGAAACTGTAAATAATGTTATTGAAGAGTGTCGTAAAGAAATAAACAAGCCTAGAGTTGGAGACTTAAATACTCCAATGTTTTTGGCTAGTATCATAGAAAGACTTCTTCCAATTGTTCAAGACAATAAGGGAGAGAAAGATGTATAATAGTTATAAGAAAGGAGGAAATAAATGAATCAAACACAACTAAAGGCTATAGCAGCCTCATACGGACGTTCAGTTCTTGCTGGTGTAGTTGCACTATATACCGCAGGAATTACCGATCCAAAGGACATGTGGGCTGCTCTAGTGGCTGCTCTAGTCCCAGTAGTTCTTCGTGCAGCAAATCCAAATGATCCAGCATTTGGAAAGTTCGATGCAATTGCAAAGGATGTCGATAATGCAATGAAGAATGTTAAGCCAGTAGCAAAGAAGGCTGCACCAAAGAAGGCTGCAAAGAAGGCTACACCTGCAAAGAAGGTAGTAAGGTAGTATTTAAATATATATGGGGCAGATTATATTCTAGTCTGCCTCATATTTTTTTATGGAGATTATATGAATTTTGTATACATATGCAGAGACGGAGAGAATGAAGAACTTCGCTACTCTATTAGATCTGTTGTCAATAATTGTAAAATAGATAGCCTTTGGGTTGTTGGAGGCAGACCAGATTGGTATACTGGAAACTATATTGAGGTAACACAAAAATATTCTAAATACAAAAATGCATATAATAATTTTAAAGCAATCTGTAATACTTCTGATATTCCAGATAACTTTATTTTAATGAATGATGATTTTTTTATAATAAGTCCAGTTAGCAAAATTACTTCATATTATAATGGAACATTAGAAGAAAAGATAAATGCATATGAAACTATTCTTGGAAGAAGTTCATATATCAATAGATTAAAAACAACACAAGATAAACTTGTTCAGATGGGATTTGATAACCCATTAAACTATGAAATTCATGTTCCAATGGCAATGTCTAAAAAAAATTTAAATGATGTGTTAGGAATGAATCATAATCTTTTATATAGATCTATTTATGGCAATAAATTTAATGATAATTCAATAGAAATGAAAGATGTTAAGGTATACAGTTCAGAGAATTTTGGCTTACTTTCATATGACTATAAAAATATTCAATCGCCATTTTTATCAACAGAGTCTGGATCATTTTTAGAACTAAAGAATTTATTTTTGTCAAAACAATTTTCTAAAAAAACTATTTATGAAATGTAATCATTCATTTATTAGTTTAATATATTCGGGCAATAGTTTGTTTGGCGAAAAGTTATCATAGCCTATACATAAGGCTTCTTGTTTTTCGTTTATTTTTTGTTGATCATTTAACACAACATAATTATCAACAAGTTCTGCTAATTTTCGCAAGTTAGCCTCATATACATCTACCATAGTTTTTGCTTTAAACTCATCAATCAAATGTGATTCTACCAACCATTTTTCTGGAAGAACCTTGTTGTTTGGAGATATATTTGTCATAAAAACTGGCAGGGCACTAAGCAAAGACTCATTCATAGGTAAGCATAGTCCAGCATATCTTCTAGGTAAAACCATAGCATCAAAACCAACGTACATTGACTCTCTATCTTCACTATCATTATAATCTAATACAACACGATCATCATTAAAGTTTATATCAAGTTTGGTTTGCGTTCTTATTACTAGTTCATAATCTGCTTTAGAATATCTTAACATATCAACTATTGTGTTAGTTCCATTTCTATCTTGTGCAGCACGTTTTCCACCAATGTGTAGTATGCGATTATGAGTTTTTGATCTATTAATTTTACTAGCACCATCAAATAGACCTATATTAGTTGGCGGTGGCAAGTGAACTACTTTTGCTTTTCTGCCAAATTTAAACTCAATATCATCTATTTTCCATGAACTAGGAGATATTAAAACATTTGGCAATGCCATACTTTTTTTTGAAAGATTACCAAAGAGTTCATAATTATATTGAAGAATTGTTTTAATTCCCTTATCTCTAGCCTTTAGTATAAGTTCGTCATTATTATAAAATGTTTCACAACTTAATACAACGTCTATATCTTTTAAAAATCTATCTATATCTCTACTATCTGGTATGCCAAGAACATTTATTACCTCATATCCGTTATACCACTCAGGATGTTGTTTGTTATTGTTATGTTGAGAAAAATCAATTAACATTACTTTGCTAGGATTTAACATATCTGTTAATTGTTTTGTTTGATATCCAAGTCCAGTATTATCTGATCTAGCAATAATCCCAAGTCTCATTCGGTATATCCCCATACATCATCGTCTGATGTAAATTTTCTTGTTCCTTTTCTTCCGTCTAAATGGTAAGATCTTTTAATATTATTTTTTGGGTGGTAGATCCAAAGTTTATGTTTATCCCATCCTTCTTTATCAAATACGTCATAAGGCAAAATATCATCTTGTATAGAACCATGAACAATGTCTTCTATAAACGAATGATCTTTTACTCTTGGCATAATCTCATTTTTATAATAAGACACTAAAGATAGGTGTGGTCTTTGGCTCCATTGTGCTGTCTTCATAAAATCATCGCTAAGACCAAACATTAAATGCTCATGTGGTCTTGGAATAGATACTTCAAAATGAAATCTAATTGTTTTTGCTTTATTGTACTCAAGCATATCTAAACATTTTTGCCAATCTATAGGCTCTTCAGTAACAAGTGGAGCATCTCCCTCAACATACAATAATACTGATGTAGTTATTAAACCAATTGTTTGTTTCATCATTGTTGTTTGATGACTATGTTTATCAAAAATTATTGGTAAAACATTTTTCCACTCATGTAAACATTTCCATAAAACTCTATTTTTAAATTCATCATAATCATTTTTTCTATCTAGTCTTTCGTCACGTAACCCATCTATCTGCAATATGATTTCGTTATCAGGGAAGTGGTATCTTACTGAATCAATTGTTTCATCAAGTATTGATGTGTCTGGATGATCTGGCAACACAGAGGTAACAACAACAATGGTTACATCATTTTTATGCATATATATCGCTCATAATTTTTATAGAAAGATCTCTCTTGTATTTAATCCACCAAGCAACTACACGATGCATATTGTTTGGGTACTCTTTTAATATTGATTTTATAATATCTGGCAATTCTACCCAATTGTTAGTTGATGGAAATGGCAATGTTTCATCAAAAACATAATGATAAAAATTATCTTTATGTCCTTTAGAGTTTCTTAAGTCTGCAATGGGCATACAAAGCATTTCAATTGCTTCAAAAAATCTAAATGAATCTATACTTGCAACGCCTGCAGGAGCGGGAACAATTTTAGAACTAAGTAAATTTTTATAATATTCTTTTGGTTTATCACCTTTAGCAAATCCATCAGTAGGTTTATAAATAGAGTCTTTAATACTTGGCATTATGTCTGCCAGTTGCTGTCTTCTTCTATGTGTAATTTGTCCAGCAAAACATGCAGTATAAGTCTTTTCTGAATACTCTGGCAGATTGTCTTTAATATGTTGTGGCGCACCTATTGGTAATTTATTATACCTTTGGTGTTTCCTTGTTGGGTATTGAACCCAAATAGATATATTGTTATGTGTAATTTGATCAACATCAAATAAGTTTTCTTCATCACCAGTTATAAATAAAACTACTCTGCCTATATTTTTTAATTCATCATTTATATCATTTTCTTTACCAGCATTACCTTGTCCAGGAATAACAACAAAGGCTCTTTCTTCTTGTGGCAATGTATCAACAACAACTTCTTCTATTTTATTTCTTTCAAACGTTTGTTTTAGCAAGCCATAATCCCATTTACCATTAGCAGAATCAAGTGGATCCTTAGAGTATATATATGCTTTAGGCTGGCTCATAGTATAAATGTACCTCATGTTGATAGTCAAGGAAAGTTTCTTTATATCCAATACCTTTAATAAATTGTCTTAAATCATATAAGTATTCTTTCCAATACATCATCATAAATTCTGGATGACCAGATAACCAGATTTTTGGTTTGAATTCTCTCATAACTTTTTCTGCACCACCAAGTACACGCCATTCGCTACCCTCAACATCTAATGAGATTGCTGTAGGTGGTTTTAATCCTTTTTCATAAACAAGAGTATCAATCTTTGTTTGACCATATTTATCTGCTTCATACTGAAGTTCTTTAAATCCATGTGCTGCTTCAATTGGTGCATCTGCTTCTGGTGGAAACTCTCCATAATATATTCTTGCAAGTTTATTGTCTTTGTCTGATGCAAATCCAGGAAGGCAGGCAAGTGGCATCTCTAAGTTGTTTGCACTCCACAACAATGGAAAGTGAGACCAGACTTTTGGATTAGGTTCAAATAAAACCACTTCAGCACCCCACATTTGGCATAAAGCAGGCATTTCTCCCTCTTCTGCACCAACATAATACACAACATCTCCAGATCCAATATTTTCTGACATATGCTTTAGTCTTGGTTTTTCCCAACCATGAGGTTGATACCAATCTGGTCTATCTGCACGATGTTTTGGTAGTGTAATCTCAAATTCACCATTAATTATTGCTTTAACCATCTCTGTCATATGTTTAACTCCTTTAGTATTGAAGACCACCTATTTATATAGGTGTGTTCTTTTTTAGTTCTTAGATGCCCCATCATTCTTATCGCTTCTCGTTCTTCTGGATTATCTAAATAGTAATCTATTTTATTTGTTAAATCTTTTAAATCTCCATGTTTATAAAATACAATTTCTTTTTTATCATAAAAATAGGAGTCAAGTCCTTTTATGTCAGGGTATATTGTAAATCCACCACGACCAGTACTTTCAAATAACCTATCACTTGTATAGTATGGATAACTAAAGTTAATGTTAAGGCTATCTCCAACTGCTATTTTGCTTTTAGCATAAATACGGTTTAAGTCTTCTCCTCTAACAGTTCCAGTATCTCCATCTCCACCTACATGTAAAAATCTTTTACCATAAACATTTCTTAAATGATCTATTAGTTGCGGTCTGTATGGATATTCATGGTGATATCTTTTACTGCCAACAAATATCACATCATAATCAAAATCTTGAACATCATAGTCTGGATGAATGTAGCACTCTTTATCGTATACTCCAGCAGGTAGGAAGTGTCCTTTTACATTTGTATTTTCATTAAACCAGTCGGCCATAAGTTTGTCTGTAGCAAAGAAGTGTCCTATTGTTTGATAAAAGTTATCTTCCTTAAGATCCTTTTCACGTTCAAGGCCTAGCCAAAGGTCAAGATGATAGGTCATTGTTGGTATCTTAGATGCTCTAAGTTGTTCTAGCACCATCCCCATACCAATTCTTCCTGGAGTATTCCAGCCATGCGTATGAACCCAAATAAACAAGTCTGAGTTTAATGCTTGATCTAAAATAACAGAATCTTTAATAAATCTTTCTTGCAATCTACAAACAGTATGACCTAAAGATTCTAAAGAATTAGCGTGGTGGTTTTCGCTACTATATGGTACTTCAAAATTGCCTAAAAAGACTATGTTTGCCATTATTACCCTTCAACTATAATAGTATACCAGAAAACCTGCTATAATAATAGTTATGCCATATAAAGTTGGAGCAAAAGGTTCATACGGATGTTCTGGATACCCTGCAGTAAAAGATGACGGGGAAGTAATGGGATGCCATAAGACTAGATCTGCAGCAGCAGGTCAAATTTACGCTATCAATAGAAGTGAAGGAAACATAGGAAAGTCAATGCCTAACCTAAAAGAAGGCGACTTTGCTATGACCGCACATGGCGGAGATGAAGAATTTCATGTAGGACAAGTTGTTCACGTTATGCGTGAAGGTATGCTTGGTATTCCTGGTGGAGAATATACTCTTGAAGCAACAGCAGATAATCCAGCAGTTCTTATTCAACTATTTGAGCAGGATGAAGAAGGATTCTGGGAAGCAACAAGAACTTATACAGCATGTATGATGAGCCTGTATATTCCAATTGATCCGCTTCCAATTGAGCCAGAAATGTCAATTGAGGATATGCCAAATATGAATGCACAGCCAGACTTAATGGATGCATACGAAAATTCAATTGGTAAAGCAGAAAAACCAAATTATACTGATTTTATTAAACCAAGAAGTGGTGGATCAAGACCAACAAATCCAAAACTTTATGCAAGTGTAGTTCAAGCAGCAAAGGATAAATTTGATGTGTATCCATCAGCAGTTGCTAATTCTTGGGTAGTTCAAGAATATAAGCGTAGGGGTGGAACATATAGTTCAGAGAAAGTTACAAAGTCTATTTGGGATAATAGCATGTTTGATCCTAGAGGCTTTGCTAAATAATGAAGAAATCAAAATATGCATTTAATCCAATGCAGATAAAAGATGGATGGATTGTTCGGATGACCAAAGATGGTCGCATAAAGTCTCGTATAGAACCATA